AGAATGCCATCATTTGCATGAGGCCCGTATAGGATCTAGTGGCATTCTTAATCTCGACATGGGTGCCGAGGTAAGGATACACGAGGTTAGCGAAGCGTGTAGGGAAAAGATCCCAGAATGTAGACTTAGTAATAGTATCAGACGCTGCAGTCTGGTCTACTGTTGCTACCAAGCCATCCATAGAACCTAATCTGGACAGCTCTTGGTTCTGGGTCTGATCATGGATGCGGATCCCTTTAGGGAGATACTTCTCCATTATGGTGAAGATCCGATGTGCGCGCCCTTGTCGATATGTGTCCTCCATCGCTATTATGCGAGCGGACTTGTACGACTTAGGTACCGCAGTTACCTTAACGCATCTCATGGTCTCTACGTGGCCACCCGGCACCGGAGAGTATTCCTCTCCATCCGGACCCCAGAACACCTCTTCTCCTTGAGAAGGCATACCGCCTACAAGCGGCACGCCCATCACTGGATGAAAGAATTCGGGATTACTTCGTAATACGGCACGTAGTTTGCGCGCGAGCTGTGGCTGAGCATCGCGGGCTTGTCCAGGTGTGAAGTCGATATTAAACGGGTCGTCCAACTCCCGTTCTATCTCATCACACATCGCATCCCAATCCAAGAGATCAGACATTACTTGTTTGACCCGCCACTTGGCAAAATTAGTAGGGAGGCACTGGAATCTGGCATTCCGCTGTATATTCCTGTTCCGCTTTTCTAGGCGGAGGAACTCTGCTATTGTCCTATCCGCAATTTTCGTCGCTTGTGTTGGCGAGAATCGCTTGGGGTAACGTAGCAGCATAAGAGCGGTGGCCATTGGGTCCTTACCGACTTGTGTACCCTCGTGGGGCTCCCCCCAAGTAATATGAGGAGACATGACATCTTGCACGATCTGTCTAAAGAGCGCGCTTGATATACCGGTAGGTCCCTCTGCGATGAGTTCTTCTGATGACACCGACGCCTCATTGATCGTCGCGATAAGGCCTTTATCTAGGAGGGTCTCCCGTAGATAGATCCACCCGTATTGGGTGTACTGGCGAGTCATCAACAACCAGGTATTTATCACTACATAATATGATAACCGGTTTTTCTCGCAGAATGCCGCTGAGTCGGAGAGTGCGGCTTGGTCTTTGTCCACAGGGACATCGTCCGGGCTTACGAGCTCTAATAAAGCTCTATTTAAAGACTCATTCATTTTGACTCCTAACTAGTCAACAACTGGACGTTCCGCCGAGCGCATCATATCATCGAAGCGCCAAGTCCCATCTGCCCTACGGCACGATGAAATAAGTCGGGTAACCACCTGTGCGATCAAAGCATTGGTGATATCACCTGACTTTCCATGGCGGATAGTAAGCGTGGCTACAATAGGCTCGTCGACGCGATAAGAAGGATCGGCCGTGTCAGTTATGACAAGGGTCTCCTGTACTTCGACGCCATATCGGATGCCTTTTGCCACTTTAGCAGGGTTCTGAATATTCAAGTCGTTGTTTACCACGGCAAGATCATTAGACCGGAAAGAGATAATCTCTTGCGCATCAATCGGCGCGGTCTTGTTGTTCAGAACAGCCTGCCTTGCAGTGTCTCGCTCGATCGCATAGTTTGTAACTAAGCCGAGCTCGACAGGGGTGACATCGTGAGTAGATGCCGTAGTGTTCGTGAAGCTAAAGCTTGCACTACGAGACATAATCGTCTCCTTTCTAACTAATGATAAGAGAAGCAGCATCTAGAAAGCGGCAGAACCAAGTCTGTTCGCTACTGCTATGTGACCCCTTATCAAACCAATAAAGCCCGTTCAGACTAGCCAATGGCTTTGAAGCCCAACGGGTATAGTAACGGATCGCGCGGCCATAGCGATCACGGTCTTCATACTGCAGCGAGAACACAACGTCCTTAATTTCGAACGACTCACCACAGTAGACATTGGAGGCATCCACTACCTCCAAGACGTCACCCACTGGTATAAACCAGTCAACTATGAAACTATAGGG